CTTGTCGAGGCCCGCGAATACAGCGCATTGGAACTTGCCCGCGTTGCCAACATTCCGCCATACATGGTCGGCATCGGCACAACCGGCATGACATACAACAACGCCCAGCAGGCGCGTCAAGACCTCTACCTGTTCGGCGCCAAACCTTTCATGGATTGCATACAAGAAACACTTTCAATGAACACAATTCTTGCCAGAGGCCGCCACGTAAAATTTGATCTTGAATCGTATTTGTCGGACTCAGAAATTATGCCCGACATTGAAGTGGAGCCACTTGCTCGCAATGCGCCTTATGCGCCAGAAGAAGAAGAAGAGGTTTTATCGTGATTCAATTCATTGCTCAGCAAGTGACCATTGATGCAGCAGCCGATGAAAACAGCGCTGCACCTAAGCGTTCAATAACTGGTTTGGCCGTACCCTGGAATGTTGACGCAACAGTTTTGGGCGGCATGGTTGTCAGGTTCCTTCCAGGTTCACTACCAGAAGACGGCCCGAACCCAAAACTTTTGGAAGAACATTCTGGCCTGCCAGTCGGCATTGTTTCTGAGCGCGTATCAACCGATGAAGGGATGATGTTTACAGCGAAACTTGCTGAGACAACACGCGGCAACGACGCAATGGAACTTCTCAAAATGGGCGCTATTGATTCCGTGAGCGTTGGCGCAAACCCCACCAAATTCAAGTATGACAAAAACGGCGTGATGATTGTTTCAGAAGCCGATTTTGTTGAACTAAGTCTTGTCACAGCCGGCGCGTTTAGTGACGCAAAAGTTTATGACGTAGCCGCTGGCCTTCAGCGAACACAAGAAGGCGTATGGGTGGAAACACCCGATGAAGAAGAACCCACCCCAGCAACACCACCTACAGAAGAAGAGGAAATTACAATGAGTGAATCACCCGAAGTTGTCGAGGCAACTACATTAACCCCAATTTTTGCAACAGCAAAACGCGAATATGTTTTACCTTCCGCTGGCGAATGGATCTCCGCACAGATGCAAGGTGGCGCTATCGCTGCCGAGTTCAACGCTCGAGTACGCGCTGCAGCTCCAGATGTGACTACCGCTGATCTTGATGGCATTTTGCCATTGCCAATTTTGGCTCCGATCTATTCTGGAATCCAAGGCCTTCGCCCAGTCGTGGATGCAATCGGCGCTCGTCAGATGCCACAAGGTGGAAAGGTATTCATCGTTCCAAAAATCACGACACACACTTCAATCGGTGGCCCACAAACACAAAACACCACCATCACCGCTGGACAATTTATTGTTGATGACATCCAAATTACAAAGGACATCTACGGCGGATACGTCGAAGTCTCCGAAGCCTCAATTGACTGGACATCGCCAGAAGTACTCCAAGGTCTTCTTGAGGACATGGGCAAAAAATACGCCCTTGCCACAGACAATGCAGCAGCCGATGCGCTTCTTGCAGGCACATCACAGACCACAGGCAACGTCGCCCCGACAGACCCTGCAGACTGGGTAGCAAAGGTTTATGCTTGTGCAAACACCATCCTTTCAAATGGCAACTACCTTCCAGATCACATGTTCGTGTCTGGTGACGTATTTGCGCAGCTTGGATCTTTGGATGACACGTCAGGCAGGCCGTTATTTCCACAAGTCGGCCCAATGAACGCATTTGGCACAATGAACGCAGGTTCACGTGAAGCGATTGTCTTCGGACTTCGTCTCGTGGTTGACACCAACTTTGCAGCAAAAACAACGATTGTTGGTGCAGCTGCTACTGGTGCCTTCCGTTGCTATGAGCAGCAGAAGGGCGCAATCAGCCTGGACAACCCATCGACATTGTCACGCACAATCGCCTTCCGCGGATATTTCGCACCGAAGATGATTGACGCAAATCAATTCATGAAAATTCCACAGGCTTAACTAGACCTAGCTAACAAAAGGGATATTGCAAAATGGCCGCGTTTACTCTCACGCACACGCAACGTCTAGACAACGTGGCTATTTTGCAGACCCTTGAATCAACAGACATTGCGATAGGCCAGACAATCATTGTTAGCGGCAACGCCGATTTCAACGGCACCTACATTGTGTATGCCGTACCGCTTTACCTATTTGAAGGCGTTGACGAGTACGGCGACTACCTTTTTGACACTAACGATATTATTCCGAATCAATTATTGGTCAATCAGGTTGCAGACGATTCTGTCCGTGCAGCTGCAACTGGCACAATCACCTGGACACAAACCTGCACCTGGGTAGTAGCACAAAACGTGCTGGACTGGCTCGGCATTGCCACAGCAAGCGCAAATGACACGACCTTCGTTACCACCTGCACGGCGGCGGCTAACGCTTGGGCGTTCCGTAAGCGCGTCGAGGCGGGATACCACGACGCGCTTGCAACGTCCCCAACATCAGCAGCAACACTAGGAACCACGATGTATGCCGGCAGCCTGTACCGCCAGCGCGGCAGCGTTGATTCTTTTGCTTCATTTGAGGCAATGGGCCAGACAGCGCCGACTGCTTCACTAGGCGAAATTATGCGCCTGCTGGGCATCAACCGAAGCCAGGTTGCATGAGTGCCACAGGCGTATTTGCAGAGGCTCAGGCGGCCCTAGCGACCCGTTTAACGGCACTAGGGATTGTGAACACAGCCGACCCACGTAACGCGCGCCCAATGTCGGTTCTTATTGAGCCACCATCGTTCACAGCGTTCACATACAACGTCTTAAAAATGACGTTTACCCTTCGCGTCTTGGCCGCCCCCCCAGGTAACCAAGACGCGATTGATTACCTGTACACCACCATTGACACGATCATCAACACCACCACCATTGATGTACTTGACGGGCGACCTTCAATGACAACTATTGGCGGGCAAGACATACCTTCATACGACCTCACCGTAGCTGTGGCAACTCAGCGAGCATAAAAAAGGAAACACATGGCAACCACTACTTTTCTAGGAAACGCAACAATCAACATCACCCCCACCGGCGGTGCCGCTGTTGACGTTTCAGACCAATGCACAAAATGCGAAGTGATGGTCGGCTTTGACTATCTCGAATCAACCGCAATGGGCGACACCGGACACCAAGCAGCCCAGGGCCTACAAAACGTCTCAGTCAACATGGATTTGTTCCTGTCTTACGGCGCCACAGAAATTGAAGCATTGCTGGCAGCTATCCAAACCGCTGGCAGCTGCACAATCGTCGTATCACCATCAGGCGCCACAGAGAGTGCCAGCAACCCAGAGTTCACGATCACGAAATGCACCACAGAATCCAACATGGCCATCATGTCAACTGTGGGAGAGCTCAGCGTTGCCTCGCTGTCGTTTACTAACGGCACCTGGGTACGCGACATCACCCCTTGATCTGAACCCTTAACCGTGCGAAGGAACCAATGCAACTATCAATCAAAATCAACACAGGCGAAGAAGATTTTGTTGTCACAACAAACCTTTTTCATATCGTGCAACTGGAACGCAAATATAAAACAAAAGCATCAGATCTAGGTTCAGGCGTCTCAATAGAGCAGCTCGGATTCCTAGCCCATGAAGCAGCAAAAACTGGCGGGTTCTCTCCCCCACTACAACTAGATGACTTCCTGAAGAAATTGGTCACGCTAGAAGTTTTGGAGAACGCGCCAACAAACCCCACCAACGGGGATCAGTAAGCCGATCACTCGCCGAAATACTTGTCGAGACTGGCTACTGGCCCCCATTTGATTTCACACTTCAAGACCTGAACACCGTGATCGATGTTCTCAACAAACAGAGAAAGGCCAGACAATGACGGTTTCAACAAACATTGAAATGGTCGGCCTAAAAGATGCTCTCAGGGATTTGAACAAACTGTCGCCAACCTTGCGTCGCGGAATAACTACAGAATACAAAAGCATTGTTGCCCCTGTTGTTAATGAAGCAAAAGCGCGCATACCTGACTTGCCGCTCTCAGGCTGGCGTTACTCATGGACAACTAATAGCGGTTTCAAAATGTTGCCCTGGGATCCGAATAAAGCAGCCAAACAGGTTAAGGCTGGCGTCTCTGGCAAAAAGCCCAAAGAGTTTCAAGGCCGCACAAGCAACCTGGCGGTTTTCTTTATCCGATGGTCAGGCACGGTTGACACCGTTTTTGATCTCACGAGTAAAGGTGTGATGGGCAGAAACCTTGGCGCTAAATGGGGGCGCCCATCGCGCGTGTTATGGCCTGCATATGAGAAACACAAAAACGAAGTTGAAGCAAATGTTTTAGAACTCGCCCAGGGCGCAATGAAACAAGTTGACAAACTAACTAGGGGGCGATGACTCATGGCAATAACCATTCCGATCATCACAGAATTTGCTGGCGCCGGCATTGATAAAGCAATTAAACAATTTAAGCAATTAGAAACCAATGGCGAGAAAGCATCGTTTGCTATTAAAAAGGCTGCTGTCCCTGCAGCTGCCGCGCTTGCTGGCCTCGGTGCTATCGCCCTTGACTTTGCGAAGGCCGCTGCTGAAGATGAAGTTGCTGCCGCTCAACTAGCAAAACAACTCAGGAACTCGACAGGCGCCACCAACGGCCAAATTGCGGCAATAGAAAAATACATCACAAAAACTTCTATGGCTACAGCGGTCACCGATGACAAGTTGCGCCCAGCCTTGACCAACCTTGTGCGCGTTACATCAGACACCGCACGGTCACAAAAACTGTTGACCACCGCCCTTGACATTTCGGCAAGTACAGGCAAAGACCTTGAGTCTGTGTCAATCGCCCTGGCAAAAGCAGAAATGGGCCAGTACACCGCACTCAAAAAACTAGGTGTGCCAATGGGCGCAAACGCCACAGCCCAGCAAGACATGGCCAAATTTGGCAAAGCCCTAGCAAAAGTGCAACTTGAATATACCCAGGCACTTGAAGACACCACGCTTACAGAAAAAGACCGCACAAAACTTTTAGCCAAAGTACAAGAAGCACAAGAAAAACTAAACAGCGTCACAATTCAAGGCGCCGACTATGTCATAGACCTAGACAAAGCATTCGGTGGCGCAGCCGACACAGCAGCAGGCACAGCAGCAGGCGCGTTTGCTCGAATGAACATTGCTTTAAGCGAAACAAAAGAATCAATCGGCGCGGCCCTCTTGCCCGTTGTTCAGGTCATGGCCGACAAGTTCGCCGCCATTGGACAACTTGCACAAGAAAACTCTGGCCTGTTCGTCACCCTGGCAGCCGTTATTGGCGGAATTGCTATAGCGGTTCTTGCAGTCAACACAGCCCTCAAGATTTATGCGGCATACACAAAACTTGTGGCAGCTGCCACGTACCTCTGGAACGCCGCCCTAGCCGCCAACCCTCTAGTTCTTCTTGGCATTGCAATCGCCGCTGTGGTTGCTGCCCTAGTCATCGCCTACAATAAATTTGAATCGTTCCGCAACCTTGTTGACACATTATTTGACGGCATGAAAACAGGCTTTGCTGTCGTAGTTAACGTGATACGCGGCTACGTCGAAACCCTTGTGGCAATTTACAAAGGCTTGTTTAACGGCATCGCAGACATATGGAACAACACCGTCGGCAAACTTAAATTCAAAATACCAGGCTGGGTGCCAGGCATCGGCGGCAAAGGCTTCGAGGTTCCACAGATCCCCAAACTTGCTGAAGGCGGCATCGTCACAGGTCCGACAATCGCCATGATTGGTGAACGCGG